ATATATACACATGACGAAGGGAACAACCTACACAAAGGAGGAAACGAAAATGAAAAGCGCAGAAGCAAGATGGCCGAAGACCACCACGATGGAGCACCTCGATGAGATGCGGTTCGGGACGAGCGGCGCGATCCTTCGCTACGGCGAGCAGATCCTTGTCGTCGGGATGGAGTGTTGGGGCTTCCACGCAGCCGTCTACGAGATGGTCGAAACGCCGGAGGAGACGGGATTCGCGGACATCGAATGCCGCCTGAACCTCGTCGAAGCCGCCACCGAGCTTTTCGAGGACGGCGGGCACGCGATGGCTTGGTGCATGAAGCGCATCTAAGCCGCACCAAACAACAAAACAGCCCTTCGGGGCTGCTTCTCGTTGCACCGTATGATTCTTCCAAGCGTCAAGTATACCCCAATATTCGCTTGCTATATGTGGCTTTTAGAGTGATGTATATACACGAGAAAAGCCCATAAGACAGCGAAGAAAGGGGAGCTTCCAAATGAAAGCGGAAACGGCACGGCAGATTGCAGACATGAAAAGGCAGACCATCGGGGTGGAAGTCGAGATGTACGGCATTACCCGCAGGGACGCCGCCGGGATTGCGGCAGAATTCTTCGGTACGGGACGCTTCGAGGATACGGCATATCGCAACGGCTACTGCACATGGAGTGCCTGGGACGCGCAAGGGCGCGAGTGGAAATTCCAACGCGATGTCAGCATCGACGCCGCCGGCAGCGCAGAGCAGACCGAACTTGTCACGCCCATCCTCCGCTACGAGGACATCGAACTCCTGCAGGAACTTCTGCGCAGACTGCGCCATGCAGGAGCAAAGAGCAACCCCGCCCATATGTGCGGCGTACACATCCACATCGGCAAGGACGACCACACGGCGCAGACCCTCCGCAACCTCGCCAATTTGATGGCAAGCCACGAAACCCTCCTGATCGCCGCGATGCGCATCGACCAAAGCCGCATCGGACGCTACTGCAGGACAGTGGATCGAATCTTCCTCGACCGGCTCAACAAAGAAAAGCCACAGACAATGGAAAAGCTCGCAGACATCTGGTACGAAGGGAATTGTGCCGCATACGGCAGAGGACATCACTACAACGGCTCACGCTACCATTGCCTCAATCTCCACGCTACCTTTACGAAAGGCACCATCGAATTCCGCCTCTTCCAATTCGCCAATCCCACGGCAGAGCGCAAGGGAGGCATCCACGCAGGGGAAATCAAGAGCTACATCCAGCTTTGCCTTGCCCTTTCCGAAATGGCAAAGACAGTAAGGACGGCAAGCCCCAAAGAACCACAGCGGGAGAACCCGAAATTCGCAATGCGGACATGGCTGATGCGCCTCGGCTTCATCGGCGGGGAATTCGCCACGGCGCGGGACATCCTCACGAGGAACCTTGCAGGCGATGCCGCTTTCCGCTTCGGCAGGAGCACCCCTTCGGCATAAATGCCAAAGACCCGACACTGCCCGCCTTCTGGCGGGCTTGGGGCGGTAGAAGAGATGTTCCTTCGGAAGCGGAAAGGATGATGAAGATGAAAACGAAGATTTACATCGCTTACGGCTCGAACATGGACGAGCGGCAGATGGCGTTTCGCTGCCCGGAGGCGGAGCTTCTGGGGACGGGACTCCTCGAAGGCTGGCGGCTCATGTTCAAGGGGAGCAAGACGGGAGCGTATGCGACGATTGAGAAGGAGAAAGGACAAAGAGTTCCAATTCTGCTGTGGCGTATTTCAGAAAAGGACGAGGAACGGCTTGACCGCTACGAGGGATTCCCGACGTTCTACTACAAACGGACAGTCCAAGCCGTGAAAACCGATGCGGACGGAAAGCCCTGTGGTAGAACACACGGTATGGCGTACATCATGCACGAGGAACGCAAACTTGGACTGCCCACCGTCGATTATCTTACCGTCCTTGATGAAGCCTATCGGAAATTTGGCTTTGACGAGGAAATCCTCGCTGCAGCATACGAGTATAGCAACAAATAGACAAATACACAATTTACCAAGAACCGCCTGCGGGCGGTTTTCTCGTTTGCATACACTTGGAAGGAGGTGACTTCATGCGGAAACTGACGGACTACAAGCCGACGAGGTTCATGGCAGAGAACGCGCATTATGACAAAGCCGCTGCGAACTATGCCGTGGGCTTCATCGAGTGTCTGTGTCACACGAAGGGGACGTGGGCAGGAAAGCCCTTCGAACTCATCGACTGGCAGGAGCGGATCATTCGTGACATCTTCGGCATCCTCAAGCCGAACGGTTATCGGCAGTTCAATACGGCATACGTCGAGATTCCCAAGAAACAGGGAAAACAGCTTGCTCTCGATACGAAAATCCCTACCCCGAGTGGATTTACCACGATGGGTGATATTCGTGTCGGAGATATCGTTTTTGATGAAAACGGACAGCCCTGCCGTGTTGTCGCCAAAAGCGATGTGGATGATACGGAGCAAGCCTATCGGCTGACCTTCCGCGACGGTTCCTCCATCGTCGCGGGAGAGCGTCATCTCTGGAATGTGGATTACATCATCGGCGAGCCGCGATCCGTCCTTTGGACAACGGGTGAAATCTACCATCGGGCGATGAAACACAGAGAAAAATATCGGGATAACGAGAAGGAGGCACGTCGCTCCATCATCCGAATCCCTGTGGCAAAGCCGTTGAATCTCAGGGTGTGCGATCTTCCTGTTGATCCGTATATTTACGGATACTGGCTCGGCAACGGGTGTGCCACCAAGCCCGAAATTACTATCTGTGATAAGGACGTACAGGCGGTCACACAGAATGTGCCGTATGTTCCATACAACAGCATCCCTCAGCCGGGAAGTGTGCGCGTGTACTATGAGGAACTAAAGAGTATCCTCGTACCGACATTCCGCGATAAGGTGATCCCAGTCGCATATCTTAGAGCCTCGGAGCGACAGCGATGGGAACTCCTGCAAGGGTTGATGGATTCTGACGGATGTATCGGCAGTCGGAAAGCGCAGAGCGTTTACGTCAGCACCATCGAGCAGCTTGCCGAATCAGTACGCGAACTCTTGTGGAGTCTCGGCATCAAGAATGCCATGACGGAAGCACCGTCTACGCGATGTGGAAAGCCGACGGGGGAGACATTATACATCATACGATTCACCACATTTGACGATCAACCGACATCAAAACTGCATCGGAAAATCTGCCGGAAACGGGAGCGGGTTAAGGAAACTCGCTCCTGTTTTCATTATCTGGCAGACATCGTGCCGCTCAAAGAGTGTGTCCCCATGCAGTGCATTCAGGTGGACAGCGCGAGTCATTGTTATCTGGTAGGGGAATCCTTCGTTCCAACCCACAACAGCGAACTCGCGGCCGCGGTTGCACTGCTTCTTTGCTGCGGCGATGGGGAGGAGCGTGCCGAGGTTTACGGCTGCGCCGCTGACCGTCAACAGGCGAGCATCGTGTTTGAGGTCGCAGCAGACATGGTGCGTATGTGTCCCGCACTCAGCAAGCGAGTAAAGATTCTTGCCTCCCAGAAGCGCATGGTATATCTGCCAACGAACAGTTTCTATCAGGTGCTTTCGGCAGAGGCATATTCAAAGCACGGCTTCAACATTCACGGCGTGGTGTTCGATGAGCTGCATACACAGCCGAACCGCAAGCTCTTTGACGTTATGACGAAGGGCTCGGGCGATGCGCGGATGCAGCCTCTTTATTTCCTTATCACCACAGCAGGAACGGACACGCAGTCTATCTGCTACGAGACACATCAGAAAGCAGTGGATATTCTAGAGGGGCGAAAGATCGACCCGACCTTCTATCCTGTGATCTACGGAGCGAAGGAGGATGAGGATTGGACAGACCCGGAGGTCTGGAAACGGTCGAATCCGTCCCTCGGGATTACGGTCGGCATTGACAAGGTACAGGCGGCGTGTGACTCTGCACGGCAGAACCCTGCCGAGGAGAACAGTTTTCGTCAGTTGAGGCTGAATCAGTGGGTGAAGCAGTCCGTTCGGTGGATGCCAATGGACAAATGGGATGCGTGTGCCATACCCGTGGATGTAGAAGCCCTCACGGGGCGCGTCTGCTACGGTGGTCTTGACCTTTCCTCTACGATGGACATTACGGCGTTTGTCCTCGTGTTCCCTCCGACGGAGGAGGATGAGCCGTTTGCCGTGCTTCCGTATTTCTGGATTCCCGAGGAGAACATCGACCTTCGTGTGCGGCGTGACCATGTGCCGTATGACGTGTGGGAGAAGCAGGGCTTTCTTATGACCACCGAGGGAAATGTGGTGCATTACGGATTCATCGAGGCGTTCATCGAGAAACTGGGCGAGAAGTACAACATCCGCGAGATTGCCTTTGACCGATGGGGCGCGGTACAGATGGTGCAGAATCTTGAGGGGATGGGATTCACCGTCGTACCGTTCGGGCAGGGCTTCAAGGATATGAGTCCGCCGACCAAAGAGCTGATGAAGCTGACGCTGGAAAAGAAAATAGCGCACGGCGGGCATCCCGTCATGCGCTGGATGGCAGACAACATCTTCATACGCACCGATCCTGCGGGGAACATCAAGGCAGACAAGGAGAAATCCACCGAGAAGATCGACGGTGTGATTGCTCTTATCATGGCACTCGACCGTGCGATCCGCTGTGGAAATGATACGTCGGAATCGGTGTATGAGAGTCGCGGCATATGGGCATTTTAGGGCGATTGTATACGCACATATGGCCTTGCTATTTCTGTGATAGTACGGGAATATACACATACCGAAGGGGAAAACCGAAGAACCAAGAAACGGAGGAAAAGAAAATGAACAAGCAGGAAATCGCCAAGGTCATCGAGAGCAAGGCTGCCGAGTATGGACTCAAGCTGCAGGAAAACACGATGGGCTGGGCAAACGAGAGCAACCAAGACAGCTACATCCGCATCGAGGTTCGCAAAGAGAGGGATTATGACAAGACGGATTGGGAAGCCCGCAAGGTTTTCTGGGAAATCAAAGCCAACGCCGGCATTTGCCAGATGGGCGGAGATCCAACGCCGGAGGAACTTTTGAAAGCCGCCGACGAGATTGCGCGGGGGGCAAGATTCACAGCCGCAATCAACAGCATGGAGCTTTCCTGCATCGAAAACTTCTAAAACCGAAATGAGGGAGCGCCGCTCGAAAGGGCGGTGCTCTTGCTCTCATCATCTTCTGTGGTAAGGCTTTTTCATACCGTTTTGGAAATGGAGGTTTCCATGAACTTCTTCACAAAACTCTTTCGTTCGCGGGACAAGCCCATGAATCACCTCGGCGGTTTGTCCTTTTTGTTTGGGCAGACTGCGGCAGGCAAGGCGGTCAACGAACGGACGGCAATGCAGACAACGGCGGTCTATGCTTGTGTCCGTATTCTCGCGGAGTCCATCGCAGGGCTGCCGCTTCACGTCTACGTCTACAAAGAACAGGGCAAGGAGCGCGTGCCGGAGCACCCGTTATACTTCCTGCTCCACGATGCGCCGAATCCCGAGATGACGAGTTTCGTCTTTCGTGAGACGCTCATGGCACATCTCCTCCTGTGGGGGAATGCTTATGCACAAATTTTGCGGGA